AAGATGCCACAGCGGACAATAGCAGAGTATGAGAATGTCGAAGCTTCTCGGCAATTGTCCATATACAGGATTGAACAGATACTTGACTCTCTTGGTTATGAATTGGATGTTTTTTTGAAAAAAGATAATGTTTAGATACTTTGGACCCCCAGGAACTGGAAAGACAACCACACTGTTAAATCAGGTGGATACACTACTGTCGGGTGGCATGTCCCCGAACGACATAGGGTATTTTGCTTTTACACGCAAAGCGGCCCACGAAGCACGGGACAGAGCCGTTTCAAGGTTTAACCTAGATCCTGAAAAAGATTTTATGTACTTCCGTACATTGCACAGTCTGGCATTTCAAAGTCTTGGTATGTCGAGTGCCGACATTCTTGGCGACAAAGGTCTCAAGGATTTTAGTAAAGAGACAGGGGTTGACTTGTCTTCTACCGGAGCGGAGCACATTGTTGACGATGGCTTTACGCTTCTTAAATCTAACAACCCAATAATGCGGGCAATTGATCTGGCTCGAAACTCACTAGAAGGGGTGAAGTACGCATACAATGCTACTGATCTAGTCATTCCTTTCTATGAGTTTGAACATTTATACAACGAGTATGAGCGCTTTAAGTTGTTTAATGGCTTGAAAGACTTTACCGATATGATGGTCGAACTGTCCGAAAGACCAAGCAACCTTCCTGTTCTTAACACAATATTCTTGGACGAAGCACAGGACTTAACACCATTGCAGTGGCGAGTAGCTCATAGCCTGAACGAGCGATGTAAACGGATGTTCGTAGCAGGGGACGATGACCAAGGCATTTACCGCTGGGCTGGAGCAGACATAAACCACTTTGTTTCATTGCAGGGCGGGTCGGAAGTTCTCTCTCAATCTTACCGGATACCTCGAAGCGTTCACCGTATAGCAGATTCCGTGGTTCAAAGAATACAATACAGACAGAAAAAAATCTGGGACCCACGGCAAGAAGAAGGCAGTGTTCAGCGCACATACGATGCAAACACGGTTTCGTTTGGCAACGAAGAATGGCTGGTCCTCGCGCAAGCTAATTACATGCTAGATGAATTAGCAGACCAACTTACTTCTAGCGGTCAGTACTTTGAGCGCAAAGGAGCACCGTCTTTGAAGAAAAATGTACGGACTGCTATTAGCTCTTGGAACTACATGCAGGAAGGTGCTGGTCACGAAATATCTTTAAAGGAAGCCGTCAATCTTTATGACCACATTTCCAGTGGGGAGGGGCGTTTAAAGCGCGGTGCTAAGAAAATGTTGGGCGGCGCAGATGAGAAAGACCTCTTCACCCTTGCGGTCTTGCGGGATTACTTTGGGCTAGAAACACCGGACACAACATGGGACGTTGCTTTAAACAGGATTGGTGACGAAGACAGGGCCTATGCTACTGCGTTGCTTAATCGGGGCGTTAATATATTTGAAAAGCCCAAGATTAAACTGTCCACGATCCACGGTGCAAAAGGTGGCGAAGCGGACAATGTACTACTGTTCACGGACCTGTCTGGTAAGGCGTTGAAAGAAATGGAGAAAAATCCCGACGACGCTCACCGAGTTTTATACGTTGGAATAACGAGAACAAAAAAGAACCTTGTTTTAAAAATGCCAGAAAATTCACAAAGGGGATGGGCCATATGAAAGTAATAATTGAAAGTCCTTACAAACCAGATCAACACAACGGACGAGATTTGTTTCAAAACCTTGCTTATGCAAGAGACTGTATGTCCAATTCTCTTTCGAGGGGAGAGTCACCGTTTCTCTCACACTTGCTTTACACACAAGTACTGGACGATGACATTCCAGAAGAGCGTCAGCTTGGTATGAATTCGGCGTTAGCGTGGTATGCAGTTGCAGATCTGTGCGCGGTATACATAGACCTTGGCATATCTGATGGCATGGCAAGTGGAATTGAACACGCAAAAGCAATTGGATTAACCGTAGAAGAAAGGACACTGTACAATGGCCGCATCTAAGAAAGTTTTGGAAACCGCTTTGGATTTAGTTGGGGGTGACCGTGCAATTGATTACGGTTCAATGTGGGAAAATCACCAGAACATTGCCCAGCTATGGAACGGATACCTGCACGACAAAAACGGCGACTTATCCGCTGAAGATGCTGCCAACATGATGGAGCTAATGAAAATAGCACGGCGTAAGTCAGGGGCTCTGAAGAAAGACAACTACATTGATGGCGCGGGATATGCGGCAGTAGCCTTTGAATGTGCAGAAAGAGAGCGCGATAACCAGCTTTCGCTCAAACTGCTGGCAGAAAAGTATAGTAAGAAGAACAATGAAAAAAAATCTTAAAAAACCAACGTGGGGCGTCAAGACCGAGTGGGTTCCCATTGAGCAGTTGCCGAAGACGCCGGAAGGCATCACGGAAATTGCAATAGACTTGGAGACCAAAGACCCACGGCTCAAGTCCCACGGCCCAGGGTGGGCTACCGGACATGGAGATGTGGTCGGGTTTGCCGTTGCATACGAAGGTTTTAACGCTTATCTGCCCATTGCCCACGAGGGTGGTGGCAACCTTGATCGGGGCATTGTCATGCGCTGGTTCCAGAAGGAGATAGCTGACCACCCATCCGATAAGATCTTTTACAATGCCGCATATGACGTTGGCTGGTTAAAACGCCTTGGCATTGAGCTCAAAGGAAAACTTATCGACGCAATGCTGGCCGCACCTTTGTTAAACGAAAACAGGTTTAGTTATTCCCTCAATGCAGTGGCTTACGATTACATGGGACTAATGAAATCAGAGGCCGCTTTACGCGAAGCCGCACAAGAATTTGGGGTTGATCCAAAGGGTGAGCTTTACAAGCTACCCGCTTGTTTTGTCGGGGAATATGCCGAGGCTGATGCCCAGCTTACGCTCGATTTGTGGCAGGTTTTCAAGATGGAATTAACCAAACAGGACCTGTGGCAAGTCTTTAACATGGAGACCTCAGTCCTACCGCTTTGTATAGAAATGACTTGGAAGGGTGTTCGAGTAGACCTCGACTCTGCCGAGAGACTTAAACAAGACCTCCTTAAAATTGTAAAAGGCATACAGGCTGACGTTAAAAAAGAAACCGGCGTTACAGTAGAACTGTGGGCGGCGGCAAGTATTGCAAAAGTATTTGACCATCTGAAGATACCCTACGGTCGAACCAAAACAGGATTGCCTAGTTTTACAAAGAACTTCCTAGCCCAGCACGAACACCCTATTGCCCAGAAGATTGCAGAGGCAAGAGAGTACGACAAGATGGGCAACACCTTCCTGTCCAGTATATTCCGGTATGCCGAGAAGGACCGCATCCACGGTCACATAAATCAGTTACGCTCTGAAGGCGGCGGCACAGTGTCCGGTCGTATCAGTATGTCAAACCCGAACCTACAACAAATACCAGCGCGGAACCCTGAGATGGCCCGCAAAATACGCGGATTGTTCTTACCTGAAAAGGGAGAGAAGTGGGCGTCAATGGACTTTGACCAACAAGAGCCGCGCATACTGGTACACTTTGCAAGCCTCACGAACAAAGGACTGACTGGCTCCGAAGATTTTGTAAAAGCATACAGGGAAAACCCCAAGACCGACTTTCACCAGATGGTAGCCGACATTGCCAACATTCCCAGAAAACAAGCTAAGACCATAAACCTGGGGATCATGTACGGCATGGGTCAGACCAAGCTGGCCGAGCAGTTGGATGTGTCAACGGATGAGGCTAAACGGCTCATGCGGCAGTACCACGGTGATGTCCCCTTTGTTAAAGAACTCATGGACTCCGTACAACGCAAAGTGTCGCACCGCGACAAGGGAGGTTTTGTTAGATCATTACTAGGCCGCAAGTGTAGGTTTGATCTATGGGAGCCCAACCTGTTTGTCTCTGCAAGGGCCTTGCCAAAGGACGAAGCGCACATTGAGTATGGCGACAACATTAAACGTGCATATACATATAAAGCATTAAACAGGCTAATCCAGTCGAGCGCGGCAGACCAAACAAAGGCGGCAATGGCCGCAGTGTACGAACAGAAGAATAAGATACCGCTCGTACAAATACATGACGAACTGGCTTTTTCCGTCAAAGATAAGAAGGAGGCAGAAGAGTTGTGCAAGATAATGGAATCTGCTTACGAACTGCAAGTACCAAGCCCTAGCGACATCTCGCTAGGTGATAACTGGGGAAACTTGACTAACGTGGATAAATCCGATAGTGTCCCAGAAATAAAGGATGATTAAGTTATGAACCCAGAAAAATGGAAATCAGTTGTTGTGCCGATAGAAAGCTACCTTGTCCTAAAAGACATGGCGGAGAAGGAGCGGCGCACAATATCCGGCCAGTTTACCCTGATACTTGAAAAGGTAACAGGCAAGAGCATAACAGTAAACAAGGCTCCCGAACCACGGGCCAAGAAGAAAGGATCTTCATAATGATGACCGCTGTAGTTGCAACCGCCGCTTTTTATGCTGTAGTCCTACTCGTATCGGCTATGTAGTCAGATGGGTAAGAGGTCCTCTGGTAGTTTTGAAAGACAAAAGAGGGACTTTTACCCGACGCCTTTTAGTGCAGTAGAGCCGCTTCTTCCTCACCTATTAGAGAAAACTGTCTTTGACGAGCCCTGTGCAGGCAACGGTGCTTTGGTTGATCACTTGGAATCTTCCGGACACAGATGTTTGAGGGCTACTGATATTGAACCGCAACGCGATGACGTTGGAACATTTGATGCCTTTGACATTGAATCTTGTTACGGAGATTGTTTCATAACCAACCCACCCTGGAACCGGAAGTTCCTGCACCCTTTGATTTTACACCTTTGTGAGATAGCACCAACGTGGTTACTGTTTGACGCGGACTGGATGCATACCCGACAAGCCACCGAATATCTGCCGTACTGCAAAAAGATTGTAAGTGTTGGGCGGGTAAAGTGGATACCGGACAGTCCACATACAGGGAAAGATAATGCGGCTTGGTATTTGTTTTATACGCGGACTGAAAACAGTCCGGTAGACTTCTGGGGCAGGCGATGATAATGTCAACCAAATTTAGCTCCCCGTGCGGCGCTGGTTCGATGACTCCTACCAGCGACGCCGTAGCAGTGAGGCGGGAATTTGTAAATTTCATTCGCCTCACTGCTGTCCTTCTAAGAGATTACAATGCTTAAAGCCGATGGCCTAGACGAAGCCATCATTGGCATTGGCTCGCGATGCGGACAGAAAGACCTGATCATTTATGATATTGATAAGGTCATCTGGATACTGATGCAACGAGATGGCATGACGGATGAAGAGGCTGTTGAATTTTTTGAGTTTAATATACAAGGAAGCTGGCAGGGTGAAGAGACGCCCATTTGGATGAGACCGTATGATATAGAAGGAGAAGACTAATGGAAATATTTACAGCTTTTATGATGTCGATAGGCGGTTTGTTTATAGCCGATAACCAAGAATTTTTTAAAACGGTTGACGAACAGATACAACAAGGGGCCGAGTGGCACTATGTAGGTAAGTCACCACTGGACCCTGATGCACTGTCCATTTCAGCGCAAATGTGTGACGGCAAATGTGACGAGCCGTACATCATGTGGAAGTTAAAATTTCCAGAATAAATTAAAAAGGGGTTGACACCCTTTTTTTTATACCTATTGTTATGGGACAAATCACATACATAGGAGTCACAATAATATGACTGACAGAGAATTAGACGAAAATTTTGAGCATGATTTATACCAAGTATTAACCGAATATTACGGTGAAAACTGGCGTAACGACTGGGACAGTGAGGAGGATGGTTTTTATCTTAGACTCAGGGTCTGGGGCAATAAACCAAAACCACCCGTACTTTCAGACGAGCAACGTAAGAAAGAGTTTTTAGATTATCTACAAAAAGCGCCGCACGTTGAATTTTATTCCGTCGAGAAAGAATGGGCAGACAGTGCGACGATGGGTCTAAGGGTTGATTTTGCTTTAACAAGAGCGGGAGAAGAAGGATGACAAATGAACAAAAAGCACGAACATTCGCGGAAAACTTTTGCAGTGTCGCTGGTGAAAGTTACGACGATATAATGGAAGATTATAACCTACATGGTCAAGGCTTGCCAGATCACTATACAAGCGGCGTGTTTAATGCCTGCGACATTGATTCTTTAGAAAGTGATGTAAAAGGTCTTTTAGATGAATATCAACCGCTCCTTGAGTATATTTTATTTTATGGTTTCAAGGGGCTACTGCCAAATATGGACAATGAACTTAACGCTCAAAAGTTTGGCAAAAAATGGTTGCATGACGGCACGAGTATTTACGAAATAACAAAGAAACTTTATGCGGGGGAAGAATAATGAATCAATCAGAATTATTCTCACTGATGCAGATGACCACGCTTACTGTCGTCGAGCAACGCATAGCAAATTGCGAGATAGCACGGGACACGGCCCATGATCCAGACATCAAGGTACTCTGGGAAGCCTATGCCCGCCAACTTCGCGAGCAACGCATGAAACAAGCCAACTAGAAAGGAAACATGATGTACATCGAAAAATTATCTATTGAATGTTTTAGCGATTATCAAATCGAAGGCAAGAAGCCTGAATCAGTCCAGGTAGGTTCTTTCACAAGTGATGGGTGTTTAGGTGCGGACAGTGAAAAAGTTGAGGCAATGGTAGAGGCGCTTGGGGAGCTTTATGGACATGACCCCGTGCGCCTTGTCGTAACATACGAAACAAGTAATACCTAAGAACATGGCTATTATAAAATTAGAAGACTGGGAGCTAAAGCAAATTGAGCGGTTTGCTTCCGAACTGTCGCAATGTGCGTCGCGGGCAATCTACTGCACGGACGATGCTCGAACCGAAAGCCTGATCGAAAATGCTGTTTACCGATTGGGTTTGTTAAATGAAATTTTAAAGGAGTCAAAATGATGTATTATGTAATGTTGAAAGCACCTACAGGGGAAATAGTATGCCAAGGTGGGTTTAGCCACGAGTTCGCCGCCTACGCGAAGCAAAAGAGAGTGCGTAAACAGTTTCCCTACAGGCATGTAGAAATTGTTAAGGGAGGAAGCTGATGACGTATAAATTTATTGGCGACGTTAATCTTGAGCATGGTGGTATCTACATTAATCTCTCCGACTGGAAAGAAGGATACGCCTGCGCCGTGGAAATTTGTGATCTTGATAGTGCCTGTGGTTTTACAGGTGCTGTTTCAATCCGCAACTTGACCTTGATTAAACCGCGCAATGAGACGGAGTTGAATTCCGTCTTGTCCGTTGTTGGGCACGAAACTGAAAAAGTCTCGGACCTTGATGTGGCATATGCCGCATTTTCTTATGGTCTTTATGACGGCGAGCCGGAAGAAACAATCCAGCTTGAAGATGACGGCGAAGTAAGATTTGACGGGTGGAGCGCAGACTTTAAAGCTCCAACTGGTTTTGACCTTCGCGATTATGTCGAAAAAAATTATTTAGAGGAGAATGCTAGGGAGGAGGTTGAGCAATGACATATGCTTTAAAACTTTGCCTGATACCAATTGTAATGGCGGCAGTGCTGGTCGTTCTTTTGCTGGGGCTCATAATACCATTTCCCGCTCAAGCCAACGAACACCGCTGTATGGCCGAAGCCATGTACTACGAAGCGCGGAACCAAGGCTGGCGGGGTATGCTGGCAGTGGGAGTGGTTATACAAAACAGAGTAGATGATCCCAGGTTTCCGTCCAGCATCTGCGCGGTAGTCAGGCAAGGGCGATATTGGAATGGCAACCCCGTCAGGCATCAATGCCAGTTCAGCTATTACTGCGACGGTAAGCCAGAACGCCCAGAGGAGGACGTAGAGGAGCAGGAGGCATGGACCACGGCCCAGTACCTCGCCGCCACTTTAATTATGTCAGAGATCAAGCTGACGGGCATCGAAGAAGCTACCCACTACCACGCTACCTATGTTCGCCCAGAATGGGCCGCACGATTTGAAAAGTGCAAAAAAATAGGGAGCCACCTGTTTTATGTACAAAGATAAA